GCTGCCCGTTTCTTTTGGTACCTTGCTGCCTGTACACGGTTGTACTTGATCGCCAGTGCCGTGCTATCGGCCATCTCATACAGACTCACGCTTGGTAGGGTATACGGTAGCGGTTCATCGGCCTTCGCTTCCCATGCTCTACGGTCCCACGTATAGGGTTGATAGTCAAAATCGTTTCTAGTCATTTCTCAATCCTCATAATCATATGGATCAAAATAATCCGCTAGTTTTCCTGCTAGCCAGTACAATGCTATAGCACTGGCACTGATACCAATAATAGATAAAATGTATGTGGTCATAGTTCGCCTTCGGCTCACACGAGCCTAGTTTAGAATGTCTGATAAATTACAGTCTCAGCGGTGTAGCCAACTATCCAAGTCTGGTCCTGTAGCCATTCCATAGCCTCGTCAAGGTCTGCAAACTCTTGTTGATAATCCTGATTGATCTCGTCAAGATCAGCCTCGTTGTAATCACAGCATAGGGCTATGACATCCAACTCAACGGGCGTGCCTGTGTCTTCTTCGTACTGCTCCAGACCGTCAAATAGAATTTCTAGACCGTCATAACTGAAATTATTGCTGCGGCCATAGTTGCGGAAGGCTTCACGGAAGTCGTGTAGATTGATTGATTGATACATGATTGATCCCCTTACAGTTTAGGATTAGCGGCGTACGCCTTGACTACGCAATGCCCAGTTTATAGACTTGGGCAGGTCTGTCCAATCAAAAGATTTTATTCTGCATTACTTTTTTCTATGGCATCAAAGACTGCATTCACGCCTTTCTCGGATAGCCAAAAGATGTGAAGTTCTGCCGGCACTTTGCCTGCTGGATACAGTCTGCCGTTGTCATCTCGGAGGCATTCATCAGATCTATCGTCCAATCCTCCGAGGCCCTTACTTACAAGTGATGCAATCAGTCCGCCGACTTGCTGAGCATTCCAGCCTAAGGCTTCCATGAATTCAGTCGGCCCTCCGTTGCTAAAGTTGTCCTCTAGTTGAGATTCCCTGTCGTTATAGTTCAGGCAGGTCTGGAGTGCTGTGAGTTCTGCTTGTGTTAGTTCCATTATAGTATCCCCTTAAGGTTAGGATGAACGGCAAGCCCCTTGCTTGTCCGATGCTTCAATTATAGGTGCGAACCTGAATGCGTCAAATTCAAATGTTCTATGTCTAGATAGATTCTATTGATGGCTCAATTGATTCTCAATGACAGGCCAATGATCCACATTCACACTCTCTTTCCCTTGTCCATTCAAAAGAATTTATCCACCTATAAGCATAACTTATGACTGCCTGTGGATAACTTATGCACAGCTTATGCACAGCCTGTGGATAACTCTGTGGTTTCACGTGGAACATCCCTATAAATTAAACTGATGTGGGTATTAATTTCTTGGATGACCCCCGGGGGGACCCTTTGGGAGTGCTCTAGATTGTAGTCATAGTCCTAGACACAAGAGAGGTAAAATCCGGAACAAGAGAGGTGAATTTGGGAGATAGACAGCAGATAAGTTTTATGATAACATCTATAGACATTATCAATGGTTAAATCCAAAGGGATCCCATCATGTCCAAACATCTATTTCAACCGGGACAATCCGGTAATCCAGCGGGTCGTAAGAAGGGCCAAGTCAATAAATATACTGAATTAAGTAAGCAGTTACTATCAGAGAAAGGCCCTGAGATCGTACAGATGGTCATTCAGAAGGCCCTTGAGGGTGACGTTACTTGCCTAAAGATGTGTATGGATCGTATTGTACCTGCCCAGAAAGCCATTGAGGTTAAACATGAGAACCAAGATATGGCAATTAATATTGTGGTAGAATCTATTGGACAAGCTGCAACTAAAGCTATATCCCAAAATGGGTATAATGTATCCCAAATTGGGATCGTGGATGCTGAGATCGTGGAATCAGAAGACGGTGATTTTTGATTCCCGATCGGGAAGATTATTAATTAAATCTAATAAATTTAGCTGAAATATTCCCGAACGGGGTTAAGTTTTTTAAATAAGGAAATATCATGCCAATTGTAAAGTGTAAGCTACCTAATGGTAAAGTTGGATACAAGTGGGGTAAATCCGGTAAGTGTTATGCCTCCAAGGAGAAAGCAGCTAAACAAGGAGCTGCTATCCGTATTAGGGAAGGTAAACAGTAACAGTAGCTACGCAGCACATTAATGCAAACAAATTTGCCTATTTTGTACATTCTAATGCACATGACTGAAATAAGCTATGCCAGAAATTAAAGTAGAACTACACCCGGCACAGCTTGAGATCTTCAAATCCGAAGCTCGATTTAAGGTAGTGGCAGCAGGACGAAGGTTTGGTAAGTCCAGACTAGCGGCATGGGTACTTCTAATGGAAGGACTGAAGAGTACGGACAAGGACGTATTCTACGTAGCCCCAACCTTCCAACAGGCCAAGGACATTATGTGGGGTCCTCTCAAGGAACTGGGGAAGGATTTAATTAAGTCCACCCATGAGAATACTGCAACTATTACTTTGATTAATGATAGAAAGATATTCCTCAAGGGGTCTGATAGACCGGATACTCTCCGTGGTGTTGGCCTACGGTACGTAGTATTGGATGAATATGCCAGTATGAAACCCAGTGTATGGGAACTGATCCTACGTCCTACATTGGCAGATGTGAAGGGTAGTGCCCTATTCATCGGTACTCCAGATGGTAAGAATCACTTCTATGATTTATGGCAATATGCAGGTGGAGATGATCCGGAGTGGGAACAGTTTAGTTATAACAGTACAGACAATCCACTCCTTGATCCTGCAGAAATTGAAGCTGCCCGTAAGTCCATGTCTACCCAAGCATTCCGTCAAGAGTTTGAAGCCTCCTTTGAATCCTTCAATGGTGGTATTTTCAAGGAGGAATGGTTTGTAGTTAACGAGGAAGAACCGGATGAGGGTAGGTATGTAATTGCAGTGGACCCTGCAGGGTTTGAGCAAGTGATGAAGGAACGAGGGGTGAAGGGCAGTAAGCTGGATGAAACAGCCATTGCCTTGGTTAAGATATATGAAGACCGGTGGTGGGTGAAGGAGATCCAGCATGGCAGATGGAACATTAAGGAAACAGCGGAAAGAATTCTGGATACTGCTATTGAACATGAAGTTACGTCAGTGGGTATTGAAGCAGGATCATTGAAGAATGCACTCATGCCCTACCTATCAGACCTCATGAGAGTCCGGGGACAGTGGATTGTTATTGATGACGTAAGCCACGGAGGTAAGAAGAAAACTGACCGTATTACATGGGCCTTACAAGGAAGGCTGGAACATGGCAAGATAACATTTAATTATGGATTCTGGAATAGAGATTTTATAAACCAAATGATGGACTTCCCTAATTCAAGATCCCATGATGACCTTCTTGATGCCCTAGCATATATTGACCAAGTATCTGTGGCAGATTTCATAAATGATCTTGAAGTAGACGATTGGGAACCAATGGATGCTATAAGTGGATACTGATTATCAAAAAGAATATTACGAAAAAAATAAAGAGGCTATTCGGCTTAAAAGAAAGGAAAGATATTCCCGTAATAAAGAAAAAGAATTAGAACGAAATAGAGAATATTATTGGAATAATAAAGAAGAGTTAGCTGTTAAAAAGAAAAAGTATTATTCTAGTAAAGAAAATTTACCAGCCTACGCAGCCAGAGAAGCTAAACGAAGAGCAGCAAAACTAAATGCTACCCCACAATGGGCAGATTGTGGTAAAATTAAGGACATATATGCCCAAGCTGCCACTACGGGACAGCATGTTGATCACATTGTACCTCTTCAAAATCCAAATGTTTGTGGATTACACTGTGAAGATAACCTCCAACTCTTGGAACCGACAGAAAATTTAAGCAAAGGAAACAGCTTCAATGGCTAATGATACTGAATACCTCGGATACAATGCCCTTGCTTCATGGGTTAATGACCGTGTTGAGGAGTGGAGAACTCACCGGGACACTAATTATCAGGAAAAATGGGAAGAATACTACCGACTGTGGAGAGGAGTGTATGATTCCAGTGACAGAACTCGTGATTCAGAGAATTCAAAGCTGATTTCACCGGCCTTGCAACAGGCAATTGAAGCAACTGTAGCGGAAATTGAAGAGGCAACCTTCGGATCTGAGCAGTGGTTTGACCTCAGGGACGATATGCTGGACCAAACCCCGGGTGATGCAGCCTACGTCCGTAAATTATTGAAAGAAGATCTTGAAAAAGAAGGTATTAAGGACGCAATGGCGGAGATTTTCCTCAATGCAGCCCTCTATGGCACCGGTATTGGTAAGATTCTGGTGGAAGAAAAGACTGAACGGTACCCAATTGAGCAGCCAATTCCGGGTACGATGGCTACTCAACGAGTATTGCAGGAAGTTCCCTACATTTGCGTTAAGGTTGAACCAGTTTCCCCGATGGAATTCCTAATTGACCCGGTAGCAACTACTATTAAAGACGCTCTCGGGGTAGCAACCGAGATGATTAAGCCCCGATACAGCATTGTGGAGGCTATCAAGAATGGAATCTATGATGATGTACCTATCGGCAGCTATTCTGACATTGATTCTGATTATGATTTTGAATCAGGAGTAGAGGAAGAGGACGATCAAGTAAAAATTACCGAATACTGGGGCCGTATTCCCAAGAAGTTTATGAAGAAGTCCGAGGACTTTGGTGAGTTTGATTATGATGACGATGAATTGGTGGAGGCAGTAGTTACTATTGCAAATGATTCCACTGTCCTCCGTGTAATTGAAAACCCATTCATGATGAAGGACCGTCCTTTCATTAATTATCAGCATGATCGTGTACCCGGTAAGTTCTGGGGACGTGGAGTTGCAGAGAAAGGCTACAATATGCAGAAGGCATTGGATGCTGAACTGCGTAGTCGTATTGATGCACTGGCATTAACCACTCATCCAATGATGGGTATTGATGCAACCCGTATTCCACGTGGTGCTAAGCTGGAAGTTAAGCCGGGTAAGACCATCCTAACCAATGGTGACCCTGCAACTGTGTTGCGTCCAATGAATTTTGGACAACTGCAAGCCCACACGTTTACTGAGTCAGCAGAACTGGAGCGTATGCTGAGTATGGCAACGGGTGCTTTTGACAATGCCACCTCAACTGCAAGTATCCCAAGGAACAATACTGCCTCAGGCATGAGTATGATGCAGGCTGCATCCATTAAACGTCAGAAGCGTACGCTCATGAACTTTCAAAATAACTTCCTCATCCCAATGCTTGAGAAGATTATTAATCGTAAGATTCAGTTTGATCCACAGCGTTACCCGGTAATGGATTATAAATTTAT